GTTAGGGTACAGACCCAAGTCAAAGACTGCACCTACTGCATATATTTCGTTCCGAATCACTTATAACGGTGCAACAACTGATAAAGAACTCCTTTTGAAGAAAGGAACAGGTTTTGTTGCTAATTATGACAACACATTATACAGATACGTGGCATTAAACGATGCAAAAGGTCAGGTATCGAACAATGTTGCTGTCTTTACTGATGTACCTGTCATGGAAGGTGCATTAATTACTGACACTTATACTATCAATACTGCGTCAAAGAACCAGAGATTCATTCTTGACAACCCAAATATCGATAGTAATACGATTTCAGTTAAAGTTTTTCCTACTGGTGGTACATTTAACGAACCATATTTGGTAGCAGACAATATTTTGAACGTTGATGGTGACTCAAAAGTCTTCTTTTTAGATGAAATTGAAGATGACAGGTATGAAATCATCATGGGAGATGGTACTTTAGGTAAGAAATTAGAGAATGGTGCTGTGATGGAGGTGTCATACCTCGTTACGAATGGTCCTGCATCCAATGGTGTACGTACATTTGTCTTCAGTGGCGTCCTAGAGAACCCTGATGGCGTTACACCATCATCTTTCAACACTTCTATCACTAATATAGTACCTGCTGCTGGAGGCGAAGAGCAAGAGACTACAGCAAAGATCAAGTTTAATGCACCTAAGTCCTACGGAGCACAGGAACGTGCTGTCACTGTTGATGACTATGGTGCGATTGTACGTAATGTATATCCTGCTACAAGTGACATTATTGTCTTTGGTGGAGAGGAGCAAGATCCACCGATGTATGGTAAGGTATTCATTTCATTAAAACCAAGCGATGCAGCATACTTAACATCTGTAACAAAGAAGCAAATCATTGCAGATCTCAAGAAATATGTTGTTGCATCTGTTGAACCAGTACTCATTGACCCTTCAATTCTGATTATTGAACTCAATAGCAAGATTTATTACAATAGTTTAATCACTGATAAGACACCTGCACAGATTCGTGATGCAGTTATTGGTTCTGTGCAACAGTATCTTGTAACATCTGATACAGAAAAGTTCAATGGTAAGTTTAGACACAGTAAATTTGTAGGTGTGATTGATGATACTGATCGTTCAATCAACTCAAACCTTACTGAAGTTACAATGAGAAAGGATTTCTATCCTCAACTCAATTCAACATACTATTATGAGATCTGTTTCCAGAATCCATTTGATTTAGAATGTGATGACTCAGTTCTGTCGTCTACTGGTTTTAGAGTAACTGAGTATCCTAATTTTGATGTTTATATTGAAGACAGGAATAGCAAAATTGTCCTATATACACTAGACTCTTCTACTGGCGAAAAAGTAGTCCTAGACGATAATGTTGGGGATATTAATTATGAAAAAGGTGAACTTCAGTTGTATGATTTAACAATCATTCAAGGAACCTATTTCGATAATCGCATCTCAGTAAGGGTAACGCCTAGGTCGAAAGACGTTAAGGCAATGCGTGAGGTTTACCTAGATGTAGACGTTGCCAATTCCTCGTTCACTGCATATAAAGAGTAGTTAAATGACCGTCAAGACAAAGAGAATTTCAACTCTTATTGAGACACAGCTTCCAGAATTCATTACTACCGAGTATGAACTTTTCAGCAAGTTCTTACAGAAGTATTATGAAGCTCAGGAGGTACAAGGCGGCACTCTAGATGTAATCACAAATATCCAAAAGTATGCAGATATTGATTACTACGAGAAGAACCTTCTCAAGCAGAATGATGTTCTAATTTTTAATATTTCAGATAGCGACACTGCTATTCCTCTTCAGGATGCCACTTCATTCCCTGAACAGAATGGTTATGTCAAAATTGATGATGAAATTATATTTTATGAGTATCGTACTGATACTACCCTAGAAGGGTGTGTAAGGGGTGTTAGTGGTAATACCTCCCTAGGAGACCTATATGAAAGTTCTACCTTTACCAGCACCAATGCAGCAGCACACAGCGGTGGTAAGAAGGTATACAACATCAGTAACCTCTTCTTATATGCATTTGTAAAGAATTTTGAGAGTCAGTACCTAGGATCATTCCCTGAGAAGTATCTTAAAGGTGAAGTAGACAAGAGAACCCTGATTAAGAACATTCAGAAGTTCTATCAAGCAAAAGGTACTACTTCTTCTATTAAGTTCATCTTTAATACTATCGTCGCTAAGAGTATTGACGATAAACCAGAAGTATACAAACCAAGAGATTACACATATAAGGCATCTGAGTCTGACTGGATCAACATCTATTCACTTAAGGTTAAGGTCATCTCTGGTGATCCAAGAACTTTAGTTGGTAAAGTCATTAATCAGAGTATTCCTTTTGTTCAGGCAACTGTAGATAACGTCTTTGAAGATAGTAATGCTGATGGTGAAAGAATTTGGAATATTGTTCTTGCACCAGAAACTGTAACTGGTGAGTTTAATATCTCAACCAAAACAAAATTAACTACTGCTTTATCTGATAGTGCTGGTAAGGGTGATCGAATTAATGTCGCATCTACTATAGGATGGGACAACATTGGTTCGATTCTTGTTGGTGAAGAAGTTATCGAATTTGATGATAAGAATATTTCACAGTTTGTGATCTCTAAGAGAGGTTCACTTCCATTAGGTTTCTTAGCAGGTAAAGAAGTATACAAACCTTCTTTGATCATTGGTGAAGGTGTAACACTACTCACTCTAGGTTTGGTGTATAATGTGGCACCTACCACCGAAGCACCTTATTCATCTGTTGGAGATAAGGTACAAGAGTCTGTTTCTGGTTTCCAAACTTCAGATCCACGTATTATTGATATTAATACAAATCAGGTAAGATGGAAACTTAATAATTTATCACCAGTATCCGTCTCTACAAACCCAGTCATAGCAACGGATCTCAGCGGTGTATCTACTAATGTTTCTGCTATTTTAGAAGATGATCAATATTATTACATTGCCAGTTCTTCTTATCCTTCTTATAACATTCTAGATGTTCTGAATGTTGACAAGGCAGTTCAGGATCAGAAGCAACTTAGACTTATTCGTAAGAGACCAATCTCAACTACTGAGATCTATAAGACTTCAACTAGAGATGTTGGTGTGCTTATTAATGGTGTTCCTATTTTTGGTTACAAGGATCCTGAATCTATTCGTTTTGGTGTACTTGAGTCTATTAGAGTTGATAACAAAGGAAGAAACTATACTCAAGCTCCTTTTGTATTAGTTGATGGTTTACCTGGTAGAGCAGAAGCATTCCTTATTGGTAATGTCATTGATCGTATTGAAGTAAACACTGTAGACATCTTCCCAAGAACACCTAATGTTGAGATTACCTCTGGTAGAGGTGCTACTGCAACTGCTGTTGTTACAGGTGGAGAAGTTACTAGTATTGTCATTGATGATGCTGGTAAGTATTATTCAACACCTCCTACAGTCAGAATTACTGACTTAGCAGGTAAAGGACGTTTTGCTGAGTATGACACTGAGGTTAACACTGATGGTGAAGTTATTGCTATCAATAAGGTTGCTGGTGGTACACTGTATACACAAGAGAATATTAAAGTTGAAATCATTCCAGTTGGTTCAGATGCAACTGCAACACCTCTACTCAAAGAATGGGTAAAGAACAGATATAAGAAATATGAGAAAGTCTTAGATACTCAATATGGTTTCCTATTCCCCAACTATAACATTGTATTAGACAATGGTTATGGTCAATTAGCAAACCCCAAGAAACTTAGAGTTGAACTGGGTGATAACTTAGATAGTGCTGATTCAGAACCATTAACTAAGACTCATTCACCTATCCTAGGTTTTGCTTATGATGGCAATCCAATCTATGGTCCGTTTGGTTATAATGACCCATTAGATGCTTCCTCAACACCTACAAAAATGACATCTAGTTATTCGTTAGTTGGTGACAGGGATCGTGGTCCTAGTGAACTGGATTATCCGTTAGGTTCATTTATTGATGATTATAAGTACAATCATAGAAGTGGTTCATTGGATGAAAACAACGGACGATTTTGCGTTACCCCCGAATTTCCAGAGGGAACTTATGCTTATTTCATTACTATTGATAGCAATCAAGTACCGCAATTTCCATATGTCGTAGGGGACAAATTCTATTCCCTACCTGTAGATAGTAACTACAATTCAAATATCAGTCAAGACGACATTCCCAAAAAGTCTAAGAGACTTTATGTTCCTGGTATGCAAGGTAATGGTGAAGGTCTGATTGCAGAAGTTGGTGCTGTTAGTGCTGGTATTCTCGATAGTGTCGAGATTCAAGACTCACATAATAACTTCTCTGTTAACAACAAACTATACTTTGATAACACAGGAACTGAAGGTAACAGTGCAGAAGCATTAGTCTCATCTGTGACTGGTGAGACAGTTAATTACCTTGAATGTAAAGAAGATAGAGTTGTTAAACTCACAACTATTCAAAGTGCATACTTATTTGCAGATGATACTTTAAGACAACCAGCATCTGGTGCTTCTGGTAGTATTGTTGGTACTGTTAGAGAAGATACTGTTATTGTTCTTCGTAATGTTGTTGGAACGTTCAATAACACTGGAACTTTTACTGCAGACATCAAAACCTTTACTGTTACTGTAGATCAAGATTCTAACTATACTGCTGGTGCAACTTTAAGACTCACTGATGGTGTCAATGCACCATATGCAACTGGTGAAATTCTAGAAACTACCAGTAAGCAGAATACTGTTAAGATTAAGGTTCTTAGTGGAACATGGGAAATTAATGAAGATTATTTCCTTCAGTCTGACAACCAATTCAATACTTCTGGTTCAAAGGTAGTTGCACTCGTATCAATGAGTGATAATCTAGAACCATTTGATGTAAACCAAAAAGTTGCTTTAATTGAGACTGCTGATAATCATGGTCTTGCTATTGGTGATGAAGTAACTATTGATATCCGTCCTGATGACGCAACCAAGACTAAAGATTATTATATTAGACAAAGACTATATCAAACTGCAATTCTTAGGGAACCAAGTAACTCTAGTACTATTGCATATAATGGTATTGGTAGATTTACTATTCTAAATGGTGGTGCTGATTATACTGTTGGTACTTATACTAATGTTCCTCTTATTAATGGATCTGGTACTGGTGCTACTGCAAACATTACTGTATCTGGACAAGGTATTGTATCAGACGTTCAAATATCTGATGGTGGATCTAATTATCAAAGAGGAGACTATCTTACAGTAGAAGATGATGAACTAGCAAGGTCTGGTGCTTCTTTGAGCACTGCTAGATTGACACTGTATGTTGATCACTCTGGTGTATCTCTCAATGCTGATGCTATTAGAGTTGCAGATCCTAAAGGATTCTCTGTAAACGATAAACTACAGGTTGGTAGTGAACTTATGCAGATTACTGCTA